AATGGACAAGGAAATACTCAGCAAGCTGAAGCCGCTGGTCAGCAACAACCGCCAATGGGACCACTTCAGTAAATACTTAGATGTGCTAATTGAACAGCAGCATCGTACATTAGAGCAAGGCGACAGCACTATTTTAATGCATCGTGCGCAAGGTGCAATAGCTGTACTACGCAATATTAAAACTTTAAGGGACGCTATCAATGGCTAGACGTATGGCAAAACAAATGGAACTCTTTGAGCCAGTAGAACGTGGGTTCGATGAAGGCGGTCTTATGGATGAGGGTGGTACAGTAGACCCTGTATCGGGTAATGATGTACCACCCGGTTCTACGCAAGAAGAAGTTCGTGATGACATTCCTGCTCAACTTAGCGAAGGTGAATTTGTTTTTCCTGCAGACGTAGTGCGTTACATTGGCCTTGAAAACTTGATGCGTATGCGCCAAGAAGCAAAGCAAGGTTTGGCGCAAATGGAAGCTATGGGTCAGATGGGCAATAGTGAAGAAGCTACTGTCGAAGATAACTTGCCTTTTGATATGTATGACCTTGACGTAGAAGATGATGCAGTAGAAATGGCACAGGGTGGTATGCCTATGCCTGAAGATAAATCTGGACTAGTAGAATACATGGGTCAACGTGTTTTCGTTGGGGATGTAACAAACATTCCGAATGGCTATGAAGATAAAATTAAGGTGATTAAAAATGTCTAAAACTAAAGATGTAAACACTCAAACTACTCAGGCATTTCAGGTAGGTGGTTACGTAGCACCCACCGTTCCTACTAATCCTTATAGTCAACCGGGTCAGGTAAATCCACAGACAGGTACATACACACTTCCCGGTACAGGCATTGCAGGTTATCAAATACCATCAGGTGGACAGACAGGCTACACACCTTATGGTGGAGCCGCACCATATTTTCAACCCGTACAGTTTACTGGTCCACAGTTTCAAACTTCTTTGCAGACAACTAACTTTCCAACCTTTGCGGAAACAGTAGGTAGCAATATAGGTAAGTATGATGAATTAAGAACTTACATAAATGATGCTGGTCAAATTCTGCAAATACCATTTAAAAATGGTCAACCTATTTATCCTATTCCTGAAGGATATCGTCCTCAAGGTAATCAACCTGCTGCAGAAGAGACTACTACTACAATACCTGTTTCTACTACACCTACAAACCAAGAACAGGGTGATGGTGGTGGTGATGGTTTAGATGAAACAACAACAGGCACTTTGTCTGGTTATCCGGGTCAAACAGGTTTATCTGGTTTACAGTCTGCTTTTTCAAATTTTGGTAGTTACGATTTATCAACACCCCCTTCAGAAAATCCTTACGGAATAACAGGCAGTCGTGGTTTTAATTTGGCAACAGCACTTAGTGTTGCATCAGGTAATGTATTTGGTGCTTTAATGAGTACTTCTTCTACTCTTTCTGGTATTACTTCCGGCGCAACAATAGGAGCATATGGCCCAACTCCCGGTTTTACGGGTACTTTAGATAGGGCTACGTTAGATGCTATTGCTACAGGTAAAGGAACATTGGGTCCATTAGATGCTAGACAACAGGGTTTTTCAATTACACAAGAACAAGCTATAAATGCTGTTGCCGCTGCTAATGTTGCAAGTTTAGAAAACATAAATGGAGTTTACGGCTATCAAAAGGGTGATGCAATTCCCGGTGTAAAAGACGGGATTATGGATTCAAAAGGTGTGGGTAGAAATGTAGCAACAGGAGCATTAACAGGACACTATTCAGACATAGAATCTTTTATAGGTAGACTGTCTATGTCAAGGGCAGATAAAGATAAAGCTGATTTTGATGCACAACAAGCTGCAGTACGTGGGCAAATGTCGAAATCACAAGCACGACAAGCTGCTAGAACTGTTGCTAGAAGAGGTAAGGGTATAGGACAACTTGGAGATACCACTCCGGGTGATACCACTCCGGGTGATACACCATCATCCCCATCAACGGGTAAAGGTGTAGCTTCTGGAGACTATGGACTAAATATGGGTCCACATGGTGGCACACCATCTGCACCATCTGCACCATCTGCACCATCTGCACCTGCTGATTCATTTGGGTTTGGCATGAATGAAGGTCAAGGCCCCGGTGACGGCCCCGGTGATGACCCCGCTGGCGACCCAAGTGGAATGGGTGGAGCCACAGGAGCCAGCGATAGTTTTGCTAAAGGTGGCCTTGCCAAATCCAAATGAAGCGCAGTAGATTAGCTTCTAAAAAATAATCTACAATCAGTTGGCTACTCACTCCCCACACCCGACAGTGTGGCTACAGCGGCCCCAACAAAGGAATAGACAATGAACGATACAATTATGGCAGAAGAAATGCAAGCACCAAAGAAAGTTGCATTTGCTAATCGTAAATACACTAACGAAGAAAAACGCAAGATTGAAGAAGAAGAACTAGAACAGTTAATGAAGGAACAGAAGGGTGAAGTAGAGCAAGAGGCTGCTGAACCACAAGAAGAAGCTGAACCTACTACGGCAGAAGAGAAAACATTTAAGAAGCGTTACTCAGACCTACGCCGACACCAACAGAAACAAGCTGAAGAGTTTAAGACTGAACTAGATGCAATGAAACGGCAGCTTGAGTCAGCCACTAAAAAAGAAATGAAGCTACCTAAGTCTGATGAGGACATTGAACAGTGGGCAGCAGAGTATCCAGATGTAGCAGCTATTGTAGAAACAATTGCCATGAAGAAAGCAGCAGAGCAATCTACTGCACTAGAAGAACGCATGAAAGTAATTGACGAAATGCAAACTTCTGCTACTAAAGAAAAAGCTGAAGCAGCATTAATGCAGATGCATCCTGACTTTGATGAGATTAGAGACAGTGATGACTTTCACAATTGGGCAGAAGAACAGCCTAAGTGGGTACAAGATGCGCTGTATGATAATGACAATGATGCACGTTCAGCAGCTAGAGCAATTGATCTGTACAAAGCTGACATGGGTATTTCTAAAAGTAAACCCACTAAAGATAAAGATGCAGCTAAGTCAGTGTCTACAAAGAATAGCCGTAGCAAACCTCAAGATGAAGGTACTGCTACATATCTAAAAGAGTCTACAGTTCAGAAAATGTCAGCCCAAGAATACGAGGCAAAGTCTGATGAAATCATGGAAGCCATTCGTAGTGGCAAGTTTGTCTATGATGTTTCTGGTTCTGCTAGATAAAAAAGTGTTGACAAGTAGTTATTTTTAAGTATAACTAGAGTCAGATAAGTGTAACTAGGGTAGCTACTTGGTTATACTTATAATCAGCAAACAACAATAACCCTTTCGGATTACCTGATAAACATGGCCTGTTGAATAGTTGGGCGGCCACCTAACTGGAATACACACCCTACGTTGTTCAGCCTCTGCTAAGACTTGTAATGTTTGCATCTGTAAAGCTAATTAACAGGAGATGGAAATGGCTTTTACTTCCGCTGCTGGATATGGGAACCTGCCTAATGGTAATTTCTCACCAGTAATTTACTCCAAACAGGTGCAACTTGCTTTCCGCAAGGCCGCTGTTTGTGAGGCAATCACCAACTCTGATTACTTTGGTGAAATCGCTTCAATGGGCGATTCAGTTAAAATCATCAAAGAACCAGAGATCACAGTTAAGGCATATGAGCGTGGTACTACAATCACTCCTCAAGACCTTGATGACGAAGACTTCAACCTAACAGTTGACAAAGCTAACTACTTTGCATTTAAGGTTGATGACATTGAAGAGGCACACTCACACGTAAACTTCCAGTCACTGGCAAGTGATCGTGCGGCTTACCGCCTCGCTGACCAGTTTGACCAAGACGTTCTTGGCTACTTGGCTGGTTACAAGCAAGCTGCGATTCACGGCACACCTAACACAGTTAATACAACTGTAAACGGTTCTGTCGCTGTTTCAACTGCAGGTACAGATGAATTGTTAACATCAATGAAGCTGACAGGTACAGACTTCAACGATGGCGGTGGTTCATTGTCTAGTGGCGAGGCAATCGCTATTAGTCCACGTACAGGCGCAGGTGCTGCTCCTACTAGTGCAGGTGACGCTAACCCACTTCAGGTTATCGCCCGTATGTCTCGTCTGCTGGATCAGCAGAATGTTGACACACAGGGACGTTGGCTTGTTCTGGACCCAGTGTTCATGGAAATCCTGAAAGACGAAGATTCACGTCTGTTTGATGCTGACTTCGGCGGTTCTGGACTTCAGAATGGCGTTGTAAGCAACAACATTCATGGCTTTACCGTCTACTCGTCTAACAATCTGCCAGCCCTTGGTACAGGTCCATCCTTTGCGGGTGCTAACTCTGCTGCCAACTTTGGTGTGATTGTTGCTGGTCATTCATCTGCTGTTGCAACTGCAGAGCAGATTAATAAGACTGAGACATATCGTGATCCTGACAGCTTCGCTGACATTGTTCGTGGTATGCATTTGTACGGACGTAAAATTCTACGTCCAGAGGCACTTGTTAACGCCTCTTACCATCTGGCTTAAAGGGGGAATAAGAAATGGCTAACATTACCGCAGTTCTACATCCCGCTTCAGGGAACTCACAGCGTGGACGCAATCCGTACTACGTTGATGTGACAATTGACCTGACTGCAAATAGCATTGCTCCCGGCGATACTATTCAGGCAATTACCGTACCTGCCAATACTCTAATTATGGGTGCTGGCTTCCAAGTGGTTGAGTCTGCTACTATGAATACTGGTACAGATGCTACTGCTGCTCTTGGCTTCACTGGTGGTGACGTTGATGAGTTTGCTGCAGCACTTGACATTGATGGTGCGACTGATGGTGCTTACGCTCCACAGGTTGCAATTGATGGACTTGCACTTTCTACA